AAAACTGACACAAGCGACACAATTCGTTACTTGAATACTGAAATGAGACGAAGGTAATATGGGACTTGGGTGGCTTCTGCTAATAGGTGGAGTTCTGTGGTGCGTTGGCGCAGGAGCAATGCTATAGTCTTGACAATCTTGCAATAGTGTGATACAGTTATATGCATGACTATTGTAAAACTTGAACCTTGGGAATGGGTCCACGCATTAAGTGTTGGAGCCAGAAGACATGAAGCAAACTGGAATTCTAAAGATGCCGCACATTATGACAGGCGTGGAATGGAAGATGATCGAACCTCGCAGGCTCGTGCGTGTGTTTGTGAGTTAGCCGTTGCTAAAAAAACTAATAGATATTGGTCTGGCAGTGTATGGTACTCTGGACATAATCAGAACAAAAAGAAACATGCTGATGTAGGGCATAAATTTGAAGTAAAGCATGTGCGAACAAAAAACTTTACACGAGTTGATAAAAATATGACTGGTAAAGGAATGTATCTTTTTGTCGCTAAAACTTTAGATGAAGAATTAAAAACTGTTGAAATTTTAGGCTGGATTGAGTATGATGCCGCTTGGGAATTAGGCACAGAATCCCAGTATAAAGGAAATTGTCGTGATATTCACATCAAACATCTTAAGTCTTTAGACGACTTTGAAATTCGGGCGTAGCGCTGTTCTACAAGCCTTTACTGTTTAAAATCTAGGGAGTGTAGCCAAGCGGTAAGGCAGCGGACTTTTAATCCGAAGAGCGTGGGTTCGATCCCCACCACTCCTACCATGAATCACGCCCTCGTAGCGCAGTCTGGATAGCGCAAGAGACTTCTAATCTCTAGGTCGTAGGTTCAAATCCTACCGAGGGCACTTGACAAGAAGACATGCGGAAGGTAGTATATGTAGTATGACTGATACATCGAATAACTCAATTAATATTGATCCTAATGCTGTTATGGAGAATTTGCTTGAGCAAATTAAAACACTTACAGCGGAAAATGCCACTCTTCGGGTGGCTCTAAATCAGGCTCTCGCTGAGGCCCACGCTTTAGCAAATGCCCCAGAGCCAGTTGAAGAAGCCCCTGCGAAAGGGTCCAAAAGCAGTAAGTAATTAGGTATAATATAACTACCAAGGAGGTTTAGTTATGTCTGCCGGAGCATACGATATTACTTGTGAACAAGGCGCTACATTTAGCAGAACTTTAACAGTTAAAGACAGTAGTGGGAATGCTAGGAATTTAAGCGGTTATACTGCACGCATGCAGGTAAGACGCTTAGTTTCGTCTTCAAGCGCACTTATTGAACTTACTACTGCTAATGGGGGTATTTCCTTGAACAGTAGTGGTGAAATTACTTTGTCGATTTCCGCCACAGATACTGCATCGCTAGCAGAGGGTGGCGTATACGATTTAGAAATAATTGCTTCTGATGGAACAGTTGAAAGAGTAGTTGAAGGAAACTTTTACCTAGATTTAGAGGTTACACGATAATGTTTGAAGCAGACGATGGGCTAATTGCAGATACGACTTGGACACATGCAGTTGAGTTACAAAAAGAAATAATATACCTAAAAGCAAAACTTTTTGTTGCCGAGCAAGTTGTCGCAACGCTTACTGCCCAGATTGAGGAACTTTCTAACCCTCCATCCGATGAGGAAGAAACCACGCCCTCTAAGAAAAAATGATTAAAGAATTGGCTTGGAACGTTGATGGGCACAGAATACTCATCAACGTAAACAACACGGAAATTGACGTAACTCCAAGCATTTGCCCATTTGGGGCACAGGAAGATGCACCTTGCTACCATGAAGGAATCCAGTCCTGTGTGGTTAACTACTTTATTAACACATATGGACTAGAAACCAATACTGGTGTAGCCCCTGCTCAACCTTCAATGGAGATTGCGTGGGCCATGTCTGGTAGCAAATGGGAAGTTGATTTAGTGGATCTAAAAATAATACCTGTCGATGACCCTAATTTTAGCGAATGGTACGACTCGATAACCGATGAAACTTCCGAGTAGTGGCAGCACCCCTTAAAATTTAGGTAGAATGTATATGTAGGTATTTTTTTGGAGAATCTAATGTCTGAGTATGTTCTTTCGTATCCTTTTAGGATGAACAACAAAAACAGAAGAGCGGAAGTTGTGATGACTGGTACGGACACGTACAAAGCACAACAAGTTAAAGCATTTGTTCGAACAGAAACTACTGAACGTAGTATATTTCCAAATTTTGGCATTGAAGAGCCAACTTTTAATACTTTTGACTCTGGTCAGTTTTATGATGCATTTAGTGATTTTTACACTACAGACGATATTGAGATCATGGAAATTAGCCTTGTGCAGTCAGAAGGTGCATTAAGCAACGTAGAGATTACTTTTAAGTGAGGACATAATGGCTTCCCCTGATGTTTCAAAATATGTAGATTTAACAGTTTTTGATGATGATCCAGTTAATGTTCTAAACAGTATGCTTACTTCTGCTAGGGGCATTTTACCGAACTGGATACCCCAAGTTGGTCAGATTGAACTTGCATTGGCTGAATCTTTTGCTACAAGATCATCAGAGTTGGCTGGTGGAATCAATAGGCTTCCGTCGGCAACAACTGAAGTTCTTTTACAACTTTTCGGTCTTACAAGAAGTAACGGCAACAAAGCGTCTGCAACTTTAACAATTACGTTTACTGATTCTGATACGGTGGCTAGATCACTTCCAGCCGGTACACAGTTTTTGTACACAAACACGGCGAACAACACTTCATATATATTTAGTTTGGACTCCGCATTTAGCCTTGATGGTGCGTTGTCTGGAACAGCAACTGTAAGCGCACAAGCAGTAGGATCAGCCTATAACATTTCAGCAGACGGAGCAAGTTTATCCCTGCTTACTAGTTCGTCTTTTTTCTCTTCTGCAACTTTTAGCGTCAGCCCTTCTGGTGGGTCAAATGCTGAGTCAGACTCGGAATACTTTGATAGAGCAATTAATTTATTAGCCAGTTACACTTCTGCTTCAACGAGCGCATCCCAAATAAAGTACTACGTTTCAGCCAACAAAGCATCATATGTAAATAGGGTTGAAGTGTATAATCGCAGACGGTATCGAGACAGAAACACTTTAGCAACCTCCTATTCAACTCACGATGGTAGCGTCTTAGTTGCGGTTGCTCAAACCGTAAGCACTCCTGCGTCTGCAACGCTTGAACTTCCTGTACCAAATTCAAAGTTATCTGATTTGTATACTTCACTATCTGAGAGGGTTCCTACTGGTCTTTCTGTTGATGTCATGTCAGCAGAGTTGGCTTCAATTAATGTGACAGCGGCTGTTGTTATGAAATCAGGTGAAACTGCTTCAACAGTTAAAGCAAATATTGAAACAGCGTTGAAAGCATACCTAAACCCTAATGCTTGGGATTGGTCACAGCAGTATGTTAGAAGAAATGAAATAATATCTATCATTGACGCTGTTTCTGGAGTTGACTATGTAAACACGCTAACAATGGATGGAACTTCAACTATTGGTACAAGTAACGTGGGTTATTTGAGTACGACTGGCGCTGCAGCAAGTTTCACTGTAACTATTGCGAGCGCCAAAAACAGTCAAGAATATACCACTGGTCAAGCATCTATCTACTATGTTGACTCTAGTAGTTCAACTGCGGTTCCTACCGTTTACCAATTTTCTAATGAGACGTTCACCACGAGCGGTTCGGGTGGAGTGTCTGGCGTAACATACACGGCTGTTGATAATGGAATAGCCTTTAACGATGCGAACAACGGTGGAAACATTCCAGCAAGCACAACAGCATGGACGCCTGTCGCTGGTGATTGGGCTGGCTCCACCCACGCAAACATCACGTTTTCTTCAACAAGTGCGATAACTGGAGGAAGTTCTAGCGATAATCAGTTTGTTGCCTTAAATGGCTCTGGGGCTGTGAGCACAGATATTGTTTTACCCAACTTAGGAACTTTAGTTACCGCTGGAACTCTAACTATCACAGTGTCGTAGGATTAGGAGCATAACGTGTCAGTTCGAGATGTTAATCTTTTTTCTGCAAATCAATCTAATTTTGGTGTCGCAGGCGGAACGGATAATGCTGGTTGGGAAGTAACCTCTACGTATGGTCGCATACTTCGCCTCGATGATTCATATTTTTACGAGAAGTATAATCCAAATAGTACCTTTCCTGGTCGAACATTAGCGTGGGTAACTAACTCAACTGCTGATATAACAATTAAGTCGGACTGGATTCCTATTGAAAGTTCTCAACGTTACATGGCTTCGGTTTTTTATTTTCAAGGTAAAGGTGACGCAGATGTCACTCTTGACATGGAGTTTAATAACACAAACAGTGGAACTGGAGATACATATGCTACAGATTCTTCCTTAACAGCACCAACAACAATTACTTTTTCTACATTAAGTGACTGTTCTAGACTTTTTCATGCTTTTACCGCTAGGGTATCTGATAAATACGCTAGAATGGTTTTTAAAATATCTGGTGGATCTGGAGGAAATTTAGCAGATACAGATGGTGGTTATTTTTATGATCCTGTTATTTGCGAAGACGGATTTAACAAAATAGGTAGAGTTTCATACAAAACTTATCAAAGCCTTCCTGCTTTTATGCGTTTAGACGACGAAAAAATAAATGACATTGTTGCTGACGCACAAATGAGCGTACCGCTTCGACGCTACTTGGAGTCTTTAGCATCATACGGAGACATGATTGCTGATGAAGCGGCTCAGTTTGACTACACTCGTGCTGAAGAAGGCACTGAAAGCAAATCAAAACTTACAGATCCTGACACCGCTGCTTCCGCTTACTTGGCGTGGTTGGCTTCAGTAACTGCAACAACTTTGTTAGTTTCAAGTTCAGGCTTTACTCCATGGAGTGCCCTAGAGGTTTATGACGGTGGAGACGCAGGAAGCGACCCAGGTGAGTGGACTGATATTGAGTCTTTTTCTGACTGGCTTGCACTTCAAGCAGCAGATCCAGACTTCTTCGACACAGTTCAGTCTTTTAGGGATCAGATTCGCACAGGATTTACAGGCATACACTCAGGAAGGGCTGATACGGTTGAAGCCTTTGTTAGGACCATGCTTTCAAGCGCTACGGCATCAACAGATGCAGTGTCAGTGAATAGCAACAACAAAGATAATCCGTTTTTAGTTGAAGTTCTTGTTGATCCCAATTCGGATCCTGACGCTTCAGGTTCGCTTGTTATTGACGCTGTGAACAATGGTCTTTCTGCTGGGTCGGTTGCTACAAAGGTTGGACAAGTTATAGATAGTGGTAATGGGGCATACAGTTTTACAGATGTTTTTTATCCAGCCACTGTTACGAACAGTAGCGGTGGAGGTGTCGTTACGTATGGGCCTAGTTTCATTGCTGATAAAGATGGGTTTGCTAGAAACATTTTATTAAACTCTTCTGTGTCAGCAACGTTATCTGAAGTTGGTGGTGGGATAGGCTACGCTCATCATTCCACTGGTTCAGAATATTACTTTGGCAAAATAACTGGCTCAACTTTTGGAAGTTTAACAACGGCTTCTACAACTTATGCGGACATAGGTGGAAATACTGCTGGGTTCGATTTGATTGCGGTTTTGACTGATGTTACTGTCCCTACAGCAATTTT